AAGGTATTCAAAACTTTTATTCATGTTCATTTAATTTAAAGTTCGATGTTTGTTTGATTCGTAATTGTTTTTCTAAAGTTTTCATCAGTAAGGAATAAGAATAAACTACGGTCTGCAAGTTTTTGAAACGAGAACTTTCGTCTAACACATTCTACTTTGAAATCATTAAATAAATCACTTTGAACTTTAACACTCGTTAGTGTCATCTTTTTCTTTGTGCTCATAATTTTTATTTTAATAACATTATATTTGTCTATACATATTATACTATATATAAATCTACGAAAAATCTAATCCTGCTCCACATAACTCTGTATCTTCTTTATATGGACAGAAAGTACAAGTCCATTTTGAAGGTGTTTTTGGATAAATAGTGTCTTTAATATCACCATTAGAATTAAAACATTCGTTTATAAAACTACTAATCGCAGTTTTAGCTCTATTTAACTTTATTTTACCACTAGGTGGAGTAAAAGTTTGTACTCTATGTGCTTGATAAGGTGATAATAAATTATCATCATCCCAATCTAACACTTTTCTTTTTAGTATGAAAAACTCAATTTCTATTTTATCTAAAGGTATTCCATACTGCTCAGAAAAATATTGTTTATATAATAAAAGTTGAAATTGTTTATCTTCATCTTTTTTAGCGTATTCATTCCACCCCTTAGTACTGGTTTTAATGTCAATTATCTTGAATGTATCTGTTCCCTCATGATATGTGACAACATCTAAATACCCCATATATAATACGTTATTTAACATTTTATTTGGTGCCACTACAATAGGCAACTCACAACCAACTAAATATGTACCTTTTTTATTGAAATAAGCACTGCGTTTTTTCTTAAACCATTCTAATATTGCTATTCCATCTTCAAAAAATTCTCTCATCTCAACTGCATCTGAGAAATGTTCTGAGTTGTTTTTTTTATATTGGTTTTGATATTCACCAATAAATTTTTCCTGGAAGTATTCTTCCATGTTTATTTCCCTATCTGCAGCTGCAAATGATTTTTCATATGATACATCTAAATAATGTTGCATCGCTTCATGAACCGCAGTCCCAAATACAGTGTGTATAGAAGATGTAAATCGTTTGATTTTATCTTTATACTGTAGTTTCCACCTATGAGGGCATCCTCTAAATATTGACATTTGAGAATAAGATATATTCTTCTGAAATGCAAAATTAATTTCCGATGGGGGATTATTTCTAATCTCCTTAACTATATTTGGAATTTTTTTAGCCAAACTATTTTTTCCATTTGTCTCGACCTACCAAAAGACCGATTATACCATAATTGGCGATATCAATAAATGTATCTTGTATACCTTCACCTTCAACAAATGATTTACCATTAATTAATAGGTTTTTTAAACGTGATATTTTATCAGTTAATCTAATACATAGCCCAGTTAGTGAAAATTGTTTATCATCGCTGTTATTAACGATATCTCCGCCTAAAGCAATGTTATTTAACCCATAATCCATATGTTTACGAGCAAACATCTCATACATTTCCTTTTGTATTTGTTTAAACTCACCTGATAATTCTGGGTATTCGTGTTCAAATACTTCTATAGGGGTGGAATTTAAATGTGGTGCTTGCTTTTTATGTCTTTTTAAGCCTCCCTTAGCACTCATTATTTCTCTATCACTCATAACTTTTTCTAATTGTATAGCATTGGCACCAAAGTGACCAGTACTATTGATTTTATTTTCTAAACTTTCCATGTATTTTTTAACCGAATCACCCATTAATTTGTTGTTCTAGGGAAAAATACTTATCTATTGCTGCTAACCTATCATCGGCATCAACTAACATAGCAAGTGCTTCTTCAGCATTTTTATAAAAGTCTCCTGTTGTGTGGTCACCAATTCCGACTGCTCTATCACCTAATAATTCAAGTGATAATAGTGCTTTTGATTTATCTGCTATTGCAGACGTACGTAACATATCTATTAATTTGTTCATTTTAAAATTTTAGTTATTTCTTTTTTATCAAAACCTGATGCCTCTAATATATGACGAATTCCTGCGGTATCCAACAAAGTCATATATTCTTTTACTTCTGTTTTCGAACATTCCCAATATTCACTTAAGTAAGTAAGTAATTCAGGGTTAATTTTTTTAACCTTTGATTTAATATACTTATTCCAATGATTATTTTTTGGAATATATTCTCTATAAATTGAATATATTTCTTTTTTATTTTGAGGCATTATTTGTTGTGTCTCATTAACTAATTCTAGGTAGTCTTTATTCATAGACAAAAACCTATGAATCATATAGCTGTTCCAGACTTCCCAATCTTTATCAGAAAAGGTGTCTGGATCAGATTTGATTGTATTAATCTGTTTAAGCCAATCAAATATACCTTTCATTATGCTAATTCGTCTTTTAATTCCTCTCTTAATTCTACAGGTATACCTTCACCTAAAATTTTATTATTAGTTGGGTCAAAGAATACTGGGATAGGCATAATTGCATCGTTATCCGTCCCTGCTACAAATTTAGAGATCTTTCTTAAAATTACTCCTGATTGGAAGATGCTTCCTCCATTTGAATTTTTAATACCTTCAGTTGAATTTAGATCAATGTTGGGTTGTTTTGGTTGTTCCATTTTACTTATTATTTATTAAATTGTTAATTAAACTCATTATGTTTATCTCTTTATCTATTCTAAAATTAGCTTTGTATTGATGCTCATTAATTAGAAAAGCGGCTGTACCTGCTTTACCAGGAAGATATTCGTCAGCTTTATCATATAAAAACCTAAATACTTCTTCAAAATCATCAATATTTGAATCAGCAATGATTTGTCTAATTGTATTAAATTTAGGTTTTGATTTTTTTAATTCATCTAAAATAGCAGACAAGTAACTAGTACTTACAAGTAAAGAATTATCTAATACAAATCTGTTATTAATACTACTTTACTGGATAGTGTTAAGTATTTTACGTAAGTCCGGATAGAACTTATTTACAATTTTACCAATGGCAGTTGGATCATAACTTATGCTTTCCTTATCACAAATACTAGCTAAATGTACTGCAACCTCTTTTTTAGTTGGAGGGACAACTTTAAATGTTTGACACCTTGATTGTAAAGGATCTATTACTCTTTCAATATAATTACAGGTTAAAATAAATCTTGTTGTACGTGAGAAGGTTTCAATAATATTACGTAGAGAAGCTTGAGCTTGTATAGTAAGGAAATCTGCCTCATCTAAAATAACCACCTTAATGGGTTTAAAAGATGCTACACTAGCAAACCCAGATACTTTATCTCTAATAGTTTCAATACCCCTTTCATCAGAGGCGTTGATATAAAGATAATCACAATCAAGTTTGTTAACAATTAACTTAGCTAATGTTGTTTTCCCAGTACCAGCAGGACCATAAAATAAATAATTTTGTATATCATTATTATACAATTGTGATGCTATAGTAGATTTTAAACTACCATTACCTACATAATCCTTTAGTTCTGTTGGTCTGTACTTCTCGTTAAGTAAACTATTAGTATTCTCCATATATTGAATAACGTTGTGGTTTTGGTTCTTCTATTTTTTCCTCTTTAGTTGAAACAGCATATAATTCACTTTTTAATGGTGCTAATCTGTATTCACCTCTAAACCCAGTTTTAGTCATATATGCCTCTAATGTATCTGTTAGAGTTGGATGTACTTGACCATCTGGTTCGTTAGCAACTAATCTCCATTTGTCACCAGGAGGTACTCTCCTGGCGATCAAAATGTTTTCTTCTTTTATTTGTGTTTTACTCATATCTATAATATACGAATCTTTTTAAAATTCTCCAACCGCTCTTCCTTGATTATTACCAAGATTTCCAGTTGTAGCATCCTGTAAGATTTTCATTTTTTCCTCAATACTACTTTTGTCTTGAGTAATTGTACATTCAGTTAATAATACTGTTCCTGCAACCGAAGCAGCATTTTCTAATGCTAACCTTGTTACTTTGGTTGGATCAATAATACCTGCCTCTTTCATATCAACAACTTTTTCAGTTTCAATATTATATCCAGCCCATGTATCATTACCTGAGTTAATTAATTTATCAGCTAATATTTGGCCTTTAACTTCGCTATAACCAGCATTAACTAAAATTTGATTAAATGGTTTTGAACATGCTTCAATTACAATCCTTGCTCCTGTTGATTCAGGTTTAATTCCTGAAGATGCATACAATAAAGCAGCTCCACCTCCTGGTACTATACCTTCTTCAATAGCAGCTTTTGTTGCATGTAATGCATCATCAACTCTATCTTTTTTCTCTAACATTTCAGTTTCAGTATACCCACCAACGTGAATAATTGCTACTCCTCCCACGAATTTTGCCAATCTTCCTTGGAGTTGTTCGGTTTCGTACGGGGTTTGGGCTTTTTCGATTTGCGATTGTAGTTCTTCAACACGTGCTTCAATTGCTTCTGCTCCTCCTTTTCCATCTACTATTGTTGTTTGTTCTTTAGTTATTGTTGCTGTTCTTGCTTCACCAAACCAATCCCAACTAAATTTGTCTAGTTTCATTCCTTTTTGTTTATCAAATACTTTACCACCAGTTGTGATTGCAATATCTTCTAA